AACCTGATAATTCATGGACAATCATTTCAACCAAACCAAATTCAGGCTGAGTAGCTTGTTTCTCTCCACCTTCTTCAGTCCATGCAAAAGTAACTCCTGCAAAATGATCAAAATTACCATCATCTACATCAGGATTTTGAAGAAGTTTAGGAAAGCTAATTTTTTCACCCTTCATAGGCCAAACAGTTGCTCTAGGCCATACACCAGTGGGTTCTGTATCATACATAATCATTACAGCATTAAATTCTTCAGGAACTAAATAACCACCAGCAGTATCAACATTCTCAGAAAGCAATTTAGTTACATTACCAGTTTTAAGATAATAAGCAAAATCTTTTGCCCATGATTCTAATTCTGGTGAAATAACAACCCAAGGTTTTGATTTGTTTTTGAGATTTAGAACAGAACCTTTTGCAGTAGTCATGTAACCACCTTCAACTTTTGCAAAAGGATAAAGAGAACGAATTTCCTCTGAATTAAGCTTAAAAGAATCTCCAGGTTTCACCAAGGTACTCTGCATAGTTTGGATAATACTTTGTGCAATTTCTTTAAATTGGGAAGTAACTTCATCAGATGCTAAGATCTGCTTAATTTGATTATGCAGCATTTTGGTAAGTTCTTCAGGTGTAAGTTTCATTTATTTACCTCCGATTAAGTTAAAATAACTAATTATCTAATCCACCACTAAAGTTATTTTTTTCTGTAATAAGGATTGACTCAAATATACTGCTTAATTGCTCTAAAACAGCATCCTTAGACATTTGTTTGAAACTATCTGGATCAATTTCAATTTTATTGGAATCATCTTCTAAAGAATTGGAAACAGGGAGAACCAAATCTTTTTCAGACAACTCACTTAAATCAATTAATTGATCATCAGATTTATTTTCCAAACCTTCATTAAACTCAACTAACTTCAACAACAATTCCTTAATCTCCCCAAAACTAGCTTTAACAATTTCAAACTCTGTTACTATACTCTTTACCCTATCTTCATAAAACTTGTCAAATTTCTGAAATAAAATTTCTACAATTTTTTCAGCAATATCTTTTTCAATGTTAGGATCATTATCCATTGATTCAAGATTAGCTGTATCAATGTTTTTATCATTATCATCTTCATCAGAGTCATCTTCATCAGCATCATCAGCTTTTTTAGGCTTCTTTCCACCACAACCCTTACATTTTCCTGAATCTTCTTCAGATGCTTCAAAAGTTTCACAATCACAATCTTTTTCTTGATCATCATTTGGTTCATCATCAGGAAGATTGCCTTTTTCCTCTTCATCACCCTCAAATTCAAAGAAGACAATAGGAATATCTTTTTCTTCAGTAACAATGCTAATATCTAATTCAGACTTCTCTTTATTAAATTCAATTTTATAATATTTAGAAACTGGTTTATTAGTTAATTGATCTTCAATCCATTTAGAAACAAGATTTTCATTTTTAAAAACATCATAGTCAAAAGAATAACCAACAATGACTTCTTTTTCTTCTTCATCAAATCTTGAAAGTGCTTTAACCACTGAAATACCATTACCAAGTTTAATAGTTTTAGGAATTCTATAAGCATCCATATTTAAAAGAACTGGATACCAATAATGATTTTTAGCTAAATCATAATGAAATTCAGATTTATATCCTAAAGTCATTAAACTAATCATGTCTTCAGGAATTAAACCATTACTTCTAAACATCTGTGCATTTGGATGTGCAGGAACAGTAACAGAAGATATTTCTAAAAGCTCATGTCCTTTTGTAAAATCCCTACCACCACCCCACTTATTATCCTCATCAAGATATTCAAATTTACCAGGAATAAAACCAACAGAAAAATCATCAAGAAAACCATTAACATATTGATTAAAAGTTAAAGTAGCTCTATCATGGGTATCAAATTGAGGTTGAAAAATAAGTTGATTATCTTTCTTCTTAATATCAATTGTTTTAAAATGAGGATGCTCAAAATAGTTGTGCATCCATAAACCTCTAGGAGCCTTTTTATAATTTTTTAAATTCCATCCTGCTACCCTAATAATATCCTTATCTCTATCAGGAGATTCTTCAGAACCTACAGCCCAAAAGGTTCTTTTAAATGTATCAAGTTCTTTTATTTGTACTTTAAAATCAGAACCAATTACATTAATTCCATCTGCATTTTTAAGTTCTAATCCATTTACTTCAATCTTATAAGCCATTGATAATCTCCTTAAAATTTTATTGATTCAAATTTAAAATTATTAGAACCACAATAATTAACAATCCAAAATGCAGTATATGATGGATCATAATCTTTACAACTTGTAATAACAACATTTAATAACTTTCTTTTAGGCCAAGCATGAGCAGCAATATGTGATTCAACCAAAATAGCTATTCCAGAAACACCATGATCAATGTCATCTTTATCAGTGGGGTCATATAAAAAAGCATGAGGATTTTTATGTTTAACTAATCCCTCACTTATTAATGTCATATCAATAATATTAACAAGTTTAGATAAAAATATTTCCATTTCAAAAATATCATTCATAAGAAAATGAAAACAATCAAATACATTTACTTGAGTAGTTCTTAAAGTTAAAGCATTCCCCATCATCCATTTTCTCCCCCAATCTGATACAAAGGTTGTTTTTGATTTTCTATCCCTATCATACAGTCACAATTTAAATTAAAAGTTTCACCAGGAAATCTTATGTCTGAATCACCAATTTTAAAATTAGTTTCTGTTTTAAATTCTTTAATTCTTCCTTTATGACCACAATTGTTTGAGTCAATAATCCAAAATTTGCTTAAATTATACTTATCTAAATATTTAAACCTCATATAGTTTATACACGATTTCAAAGATGAATTGCAAATTTTTGCAAGTCTTGGATTACTATTTCTTTGATCTTTTATGTACTGTATTTTTAATTCATCACTATTTAATTTAAAATTATCTTTTTCAGATTGTTTCCATAAAGTTAAGTAATATTCCATTCCTGCTTTTTCAGAATATGAATCAATCCAATTATCACTATCTAATTCTATCCCACAATATTTATTCATAGTAAACATTGCTGATTTAATTAAAGATTTAAAAAATAAAATAGTAGTTTTTTTATCAAAAAATACCAATTCATTTCTCTCAAAAGAATCTAACCAAAATTTCTTTAGAAAACCCTCAAAACTTCTACCAGGAGTAGGATTATCATCCCTATCATCAGATCCATCAGGATTTAAATTTGGTTTATCATTCTCTCCCCTACTAGGATCAGTAGGAGATTGCATATTAGGTCTATTTTGTTGCTGTGACATTTGTTTTATTTTAGCATTCCAATATTTCTTTAACATTGATAATGGAATCATAGTAGAAGAAACAATTAGATCATCTCCACCTTCAACTGATCCTAATTTAAACTTCTGCTTTCTCATTTCATCTGGTGTTAAAGCAGGAACACCAGCTAAAAACACCCTTGTTTCTTGAACCTCAATTAATCTATCTCTTGGAATAGGATTATCATGTCTTATTTCAACTCTAGGATCAAAAGTAGATAATATTTCTTTATTTAACTCTTCATCCCATTGAAGAATTCTTGGTTGAATACAATCCCTATTAAAATCAATATCAACTTGAACTGAAGTAGATCTATTAACTTTTTCTGTATTTCCTAATTTAGCAGGATTAATCCTATAAGCAGAAAGAACCATATCTTTTGTCCATCCTGCCAAATTCATAAATTCAAAATCTTTATTAGTAAACTTTAAAGGTTCTGGTTTTAATCCAGAACCTAAAACAGTTATATCATGAAATTTACCACCAGCACCCCAACTATACTTTTCTCTCCATCTTTGTTTAATTTCATCTGCTTTATCTACATTAACTTCTTGATCTGTAACTAAAACCATATCAACTCTTGCAGAATTATAGAAAAAATCTCTTTCATATATTTCAATATATTTCTGTGTATCAATTGAATATGCTTGAGATTGAATAGGAGAAGCACCATAATATGATCTATAAGGATGTGGATAATTTAAAATAACTAATTCAAAATTAGAAAAAGTATATTGCTTCCCTCCAATTTGAAACACATAAAAAACATCTTTTGGTAAAACATCTGTAATAAATTCTATAGGCATTCCTTTTTTATCTACTATTCCCATAAAATCATTCATATTTAAAGGCCAAAGTTCCCATATTTGTCCTAACATATTTTTAGCCTTATAAATACAAGCCATACCACATAAATCTAATTGAACTTGACACCATGCTTTAATAAATCTAAATGACATTAATGGATTTGGTTGTAAAAAAGGTTTACTAAAGGTTTTATAAGAATGTATATTTGGCTTAATCTCTTCTTCAGTATCTTTTCTATAAAATTTATAAGGAAGAGTAGATACTCTATCTGAAATTAAACTAATAGAGCTAGAAACCCAAGATCTATATTCATTTAATTGTTTTTTAGGACTTATTTTAGGATCTTCAGCAGAAGATTTCTTTTCTCTTTCCATTATCTGAACTAATTGATTATATCCTTTTCTTTTATCTGGAATAAAGTTTAATTCAAACGGTCCAATTCTCATAAATTCTCCTTTTGCAATTCATCTCATAGAGAAGTTTTTTGCAATTATCTACAAGTTAATGTATCCATCTATTTTGTTCATTTCTTTGATAAGTTTTAAATCCCTCCCTCATAAACCATCCAGACATTACAAAATCTGTAGTTTTGTAAAATGGATGATGTTTAAATTCCTGATACAACCTATGCCATAAATCCCTTTCATCAACATTATCTTCTGATCCATATTTCTTTGGGAAACAAAATATCCACTCTCCCTTTTCAAATTCTTTTTGAATAGAAGGTAAACCTTGTATTGGATCAGCCTTATTTTTACCAGTATTAAATGCATCAAGTTTAATATTGTATCTACTATAAACAGATTTATCAAGTGTGGTTTGTAACATTTCAATTAAAGCTTCTTGAACAGCATTATTTTCAGCATTAAAAAAACAACCATAATCCTTCCAAACTTCAACTATTTTATCTGGTAATTCTGATGGATTAGATAGAGCATAAAGTCTTATTGGAATTTTAATACCAGTATTCTTATTCATAGCACCTACAAAAAGAATAGTTCCTGGTCTTTTTGTTCCTGCAAAGTCTATCCCTGCCCCAAAAATCCAATCCCTAAAATCACCAAGTATTAATTCTGGATTTATACCATACCTACAACAATTTTCAAAATTTGGGAAAGTTTTATCAGCATCAGAGTAAGGTTTTAATTCAAAACCTCTTTTATAATCTCTATCACCCATTTCAATGTGTTTACCAACTAAATCTTCTTTTGTGTATTTAGTCCAAAGTGGTAATTCTTTCTTTTTATCAAAACAATCTTTATAAATAAGATGATTTTTATTTTCTGATACCTCTATTGACATCCATGCCCACATTGGATTATTCATTGCATAAGCAGCAAAGTCATTCTCATGCCATCTATTCATCAAAACAATACATTCTGAGTGTCCTGGGATTAATCTTGTATTCCAGGTAGTTTTAATCATTGCTTCAATGTTTTCTCTAGTGGTAGGTTCAATAACAGCAGATTTTAAATCATTAATATCATCAAATATTATTAAATGTGCTCTACCACCTAAACCAGATGCTAAAACACCATATGCAGCTACAGTAGGATTTTGAGAAATGGTTTTTCTTTTAACTATAAATTTTTCTTGACCCCAAATAGAGGTAGGTTTTACATTAGGAGCAAATTGTTGATAATCCTTATCTGTTTTAATATATTCTGCAATTGCTCTTACTCTATTTATTGCTTCTTTTTCTGCAACATGAACAATTTTACAAAATATATTGGGATTTTTAGCTATCTGCTCTAAAACAAAACCAATACATACTTGTTCTGTCTTCCCATGACCAAATGCACCAAGTATCAGTATTTTCCTTTTACCCTTTTTATGAGCAATTCTTCTAAATTGATGCATTACATCATGAACAGCTTCATTTATTACTATTTTACCTTGATCATCTTTTAAAAACTTCTGAATATTAATTTCAGACTTTTTAGACATTAATTCAGCAGGATCATACTCAATTTGATCTGCTACAGCAGATATTTCCACATTAACAAATGTTTTTACATCACTTTCTAAATGCCTCATAAGCTATTCCTCAAAATCAACCTCTAAATGTTGTATTTGTTTTGGTTGAAAAGAATTATCAGCAATACCTTCACCAGTATATTTATAATCTCTTAATCTTTTCATTATTCTTGCTCTAATTTCAGGGGATTCTTGATTAATTACATCAATGAGGATTTTTTGGAAGGTTTTTATTTTTATTTCATACTCATGTCGTACTAAATCTTTTTTACCAAATTCATCTGAATGTTTTCTTTCTAAATACCATGCTGCTGCTTGCCAATAACCACCTTTAGCAGCACCCTTAATTGCTTCAAGATATTCTTCTTTATTTTTTAAAGAACACTCTTGAATAAAATCCTCAAATTCAGGATCAAGTCTTAATTCTTCAAATTTATCTTTATTACAATTACATAATTTTCTTGAATCATCAATGCTTAAACCTAAACATAAATAATGAGCTAATTTAGCTTTTAAAGAATCACTTGCACTTTTTGCTTTACCATTTCCACTCTTTAAATTATACTTTATTGGCATATTGACTCCTATCTTTAAGTATAGTCTAATATACATAATATAAAAAAGAAACAAAATCAAGTAAAAAAAGGAGATGTAATGAAAATAAGTTTTACGACCTATATTCCAAAGGGAAGATTAGAAAGATTCAATAAACCAGGAGCTTTTTTAAAAAATGTTAGAGAAGTTATTAGAGAAGCACACCTATTAGCACAAAAACAAAAAGTAACTAAAGAAGACTTAAAAAAGATATTTCCTCAAAGTAACTGGAAATACAATCCATTCCAACTAATAAGAGCAACCTGCTTAATTGATCCAAAGGATTATGTCAAAATAATAGATATATTGGAAGAAAGAACAGGAAAAATATGGGAACTTGATAAAGTAATATTGATGCTTATCAAGAAATATATAGATGAATATGATGAAAAACCATTAGTGGAAGATAAAACAAATTTAGAAAAATTTGAAAGTATGTTTAAGAAATATTACAAGAATATAATGCATAGTTGGAAGGACTAAAAAACCCCTTGGAAGTATGCCGGTCTTCCAAGGGGCTAATTAGGAGGTAGGGAACAACTAACACTATCCATTATACAGATATAAAAAAGAATGTCAACAAATATCTTTTGTACTTGACAAGCACCATACATACAGCCTACTCTTACCGACACAATAAAGAAGGGCATGATCACAATGACCATGCCCATGAACAAAGGAGAATTGTACGATGCATAAAGAAGATAACAAAGAAGAAATAATAAGTCAAGAAAAATTAAATACTATTTACTATGGTATAATTAAATATTGGAAAAATAAAGAATTAAACAATCCAGATTCAATATTTTATTATCCAAAAAGTATTGAAAAAGAATTCAAAAAAGTCTGTCCAAAATCAGGAGGTACAACATTAAAGATATTAAAATCAATAAAATTATCTGTAATGGAAAAAGGTAAATGTTATTACACTGAAAGAGATTTTGCTAAACAATTTAAAGTTAATAAAAAAACAGTACATCAATCTTTAACCTTAATTGAAGAAAAATTACAAACTAAATTTATTAATATTCCAATGAGTATAATTAATAATTACAAGAAAAAAACAACAAGTCCGTTTAGACAAATATTAATACCTCCAGGTTTATATAAGCTGGTGGTAGATGACCAAAACAAGTTGGTGGTAGATGGTAATAAGCTGGTGGTAGATGAGGGGAAGCTGGTGGTAGAAAGGGGGGTAGTTGGTGGTAGAATGGTAAAAAAACCTAATGATTTCAACATTAAAAAAACCGTACCTAATATATATACCCTATATACTACCCTATATAATACCCTAATATGTAACATTTATTTCTCTTCCTTCGGAAAGAGAAAAAATGTTACTAATGATTTTGCCTCAAAATCATGTGCAACTACTCTTTTTATTGAAAGGAAACCAATGAAGTATAAACTAAAAGTAAAACCTAGATTGATTGTAAGTTATAAATCATTTGGCTTAAAACCATACCAATTTGTAGATCATGTTGAGGTACATAGAGAATTATACAAATGGATTGAAATATTGATAGAAAATAATGTTGTTCCTAAAGTAGAACAAACTAAAATGTTTTTAAATTATTGGAATAATCTTGGTAATAAAAGATTTAAAAGACATAGAATAAATCTAAAATCAATAACATTTAAAATGATATGTTTGGCCCTAACTTATAGAATGTGGTCAGAAAATATTAACTTTGAAACTATTGAAAAAGCTATTGATAATTTTAATACATTATCAAATAGTCAAGGTAAACTACTCCATACAAAAAAGCTTGATTGTCTTATACACTTTTTATGGAACTCAAAAACATATGGACAAAAAGATTATTTTAAACTTTGTATTCTTGATGAACAAATTGTATTGACAGAATATTATTGTAAAGAATTACCACCTAAAAAATCTTTTGAGATTGTAAGAAAATTATTTGGTTTTATTTTCTATAAAGATAGACAAGAAGAAGGAAAATTGGTATTTAAAAGAAATTATAAAAAGTTTATAGACTTTACAAATAAAATGATTGAAAATCATAGGACAAAAGAAATGGGAAGATTTGATGAATATGATGATCCTATTGATGGTTTTTCAGATTATATAAATACATATTTTTCTTATTGTTTTCAAAGTATTAAGAATTCTAATAGCACTTTTGTTTGGACTCCATCATTTATACTGGATCTTCATAGTCAATTTGTATTGTGGTTAAGCCATCAGGCAGGATGGAAAGACTTTATGAAAGACAAAAAAGTGAGTGATATAAACGAAAAACCAAAAAAATACAGATTGGAAATAAAAAACACTTGACAAGTGTATTTTCAAATATTATTATCATTTGCAAATACAATAATTAATATGAATAAGGAATAAAACCATGAATACTTGGCCTTGGACTAAATATGAAAAGAATCAATTAGAAATAGAAAGAATAAATGAAGAACTTGAAAATATCAAAGAACAGATAAGAGATCACTTTAACAGTAGTATACTTGAATCAAAATGGTTAGATAATTTTTTAACTAAGGACTTTTTATTATTGGGTGGTCTTAAACACATCTTAAAATATGCTAAGTGTGAATGTTGTTCTTACTATGTAGGACCAAACCCTATAAAAAGAAAGATATATAATATTTCTGTTCTAAATGCTTATTGTGAGAAACACTATGGTAAAGTATCTCCCACATTTGTATGTAACTCTATTGAGTTTCAACCTTTATGGAAACAAATATTAGAGCATAAAGCAAATCAATTAGGTGAATATAACTTTCCACCATCACATATGATGATTACATTAGGATTAGATGAACCTATAAATAAATATAAGAAAACTCATACAAGGATACCAGAACTATGGGAATATCAATGAAAACAACTGAACGATTGAACATCTGTGATATCATTAAACCACTGTTTTATTCTGGATTTGCTCTTACAGATAACTCTAACTTTATAGAGTTCTATGTGAAGAAATTTCCTAAGCTAAATCAAGAATTTAAAGAGTTTGTGTTCAATGAAAATACACTCAGTTTTGAACTAGGTGGTCAAGTTAAAGCTGAAGAACAGAAAAAAAGTGTATTTTTTGACGATTTTATACTTGACAATAAGATTTTTTACCATTATTTTATAGCCAAGTATAAAGAAATGCAGTTTTACTGGTTAAATAGATGGATGGGTCAAAAAAGAGCTGGTTTAATTGCAATTGTAAAGGATGGAAAACTGATAGGGCTGTTAAAAACTAAAAAAAGGAGAACCGAAAATGGCAATCAAATCGAAGAAAAAAGAGGAAAAGAAGGAAGAAAAGAAAATGTCTCTAAAAGAAAAACTAGCAGCAAAAAAGTCTGAAAAGAAAGCCGAAAAGACTGAAAAGAAAACTGAAAAGACTGAAAAGAAAAAGCCTACAGGAAAAGGCAGACCTTCTGGTGTTAGATATGTTTTAAAAGAGAAGGTTCAAGAAGATCTTGAAAAAAGATTTGCTAAATTTCAAGAATCTTATGAAGCATTTACTGAAGCACTTGAAGCTTTTATTGAAAAAGGTAATAAGTCTCAGGCTAAGAAAGCTAGAGAATTTATCATGGACATGCAGAAGCAAGTCAAAGAGTTTAGGAAAGCAATTCAAGATGCAAAGCAGACTGGATTAAAACAAGAACCTAAATAAAATCAATAGGTTATATAGCTTTACATTTCTATTGACAAAGAGAAATAAAACAAGGTATAAGGTAATAAACTTTATACCTTGTTTTGTTGGAAATTAAGGAGAATTGATATGCATATTACAACTTTATTTGCTAGGAAATGGTTATGAAGCATGAGCTTATAACCATCTCAAAAAAACACAATTTAATTAAAAAAAATGTAAAAAAATACAATTTATCACAAATAAACAAAGAAAAACCACAAAAATTTAAGTTAATTAACCCCAATATTTTAAGCATAATTTCTAATTCAGAAAGATATAATTCTGATTTTGAAGACCCTTTTAAAAAAGGAATTAAAACAGAAGATCTTACATATAGAATGTGTAGGGAACAAAAGGATGAATGGATAAATTATATTTTATCTGGTGATGAAAGAATATTAAAAATAAAAATGAAAGGAAACTATGTAGTTTTAATCTTAAAGAACATAACATCCAATAATAATGGGATATATAATAAAAGATACATGACTTTTTATGATAAAACAAAAGGAGAATTAGATGCTATTGAAAAGTCCGAAACCAAGAAGGAAAAAACAAGATTACATAATGTTCAGAATAAACCCAAGTCTAAAAGAAAACGTAAAAAGAAAATCAGAAGAACATAATTGTACTATGACAAGTTATATTGAATTTTTAATTAATAAAGATTTAGAAGAAAATCCAATTAAGGAAAAAAAATATGTATCTACAGGGAAAATAAGAAAATTCTTACTTAAAAGGAGATTAGATTGATAATACAATTTGGAACATATATAGGAAAAGATTTAGAAGATATACCTAGTGATTATTTAAAATGGATTGTTAAAGATGTTAAAACAGATGATGAATTAGTAGAAGAGGCAGAAAAAGAACTGGAATTTAGAGATAAATGGGGAACACATTTCTATAGGAATAAATGATATGATATATCTAACTAATGTTTCAACTAATGAAAAATTAACATTAGAAATATGTGCTCAATTAGATGAAATGAAAATACCATATTATAGACCAAATGAAACAATTGAATTTCAAGGAAGACAAATAAATGTAAATGCCTTTGATCAGTTAAGAAAAAGAAATCCAAATAATCCATATATCATGGAATTAAAAAGAACAATAATGGAATTATTAACAAGAAACATGGAAAATAACAATGTAGTTTTGATTATAAACACTAGAAGTGAACAATTTATAAGAGAGACAATATTTGAAATATCAATTGCTTGGTATTTAAAAAAAATAATATTGTCTTTTGATGATATAACACCTACTAATGGAGAATTAATATCTGCAATGGATATTACTTCTTTAAGAACAGATCTAACTAGACTAACAGGATACATCACAACAGAAAAGGAGATTGAAAAAGCAAAAGAAAATATGAAAAAAACATTAGGAGGAAAGCAAAAACTAACAGTTAAAGAATGAAAGGTGATAGCATGTGTTTTGTAGAAAAAATAACTGTACTCTATCAGCAAAACAGTGTATTCTCAGACAAGAAATTGCATTGAGAAAAAAAAGAGAGGGAGAAAATTTAACTACATTTAGTAAATGTTTTAAATGTAGTATTGGAAAAAAAGTATCAAAACATCCTAACATCATTATTTTAGATAAAGATATTAGAAAAATAATGATGGAAAAACAGTACAGACCAAAAAAACACATTCTAAAAATAAGATACGAAAAGGTTCCTAAATATAAATTGAAAATAAAGGAGAAAAATTGAACGAAGAAAATGCCCATAAATTTTTAAATGTTATAGGTAGTGAAATTCAAAAATTTGGATTTAATCAATATCTTGTTTTAGTAGCACTATCTGAAGTTAAAGATATGATTTCTTTTCCATACAGTATAAATTTTGATGAAACACTACTTATAGAATTCTTATACACTTTTTTAAAGGAGGAAGAACATAAAGATATAAGAAACAAATTGTTTTCTAAATTTATGTCTAGTTATAATGGAGAGTGTTTAAATGAGTTTGTTAAATATGTTAATGTCTAAGGAGAAAAAAATGGCAAAACAAAGTTTGAAAGTAAAAGACAATCCACTTGGAGAAAACCTTTACATTATATCTGTAGTAGAATCAGTACATAAAGGAAAAACAGTTCTGGTTTATGCTGATGAATTTGAAATTGATGACCAGGGATTGTTAGTATTTAAAGTTGATGAAGAAATAATCTATGTAATTAGATCTGGTGATTGGAAAACAATACAACTATTCGAGGATGTTGAAGACTTTTTAAAATGTGTAAGATTTATGTCTTTACAAGAAAGATTAGATGAAATTATAATAAAGCAATTAGAAAAAGAAGAGGCTGAAAAGAAAGCTGCTGAAGATGAAAATACTCAGCCTACTGAAGAAACAAAAACTGAGTAGCATTTAAAACTGTTAGGGGGAGAAATCCCCCTAATAAAAGGAGTAAAGGTGATAAAATATCAAGATATGGCTAAATTATTAATATGGGGAGTTATTTTAGCATTGTTAATATTATTAGCATTTGCTAAAACAAGTAATGGGGAAATACCAAAAGATATAGTTTACAGCAGAGATGGTAACTGTACATTTACATGGGAACCAGTGGAAACACCTTTTACAGTTGGTTATTATTTATATGTCACAGATGTTATTTCTAATGATGGATTTAAATTTGATGTTGGAAATAAAACAACATTTGTTATTCAAAATTGTGCTGAAAGTCAATTTGATGTTTATGTTACAGTCTATGATTTTTTCAGAAAAGAATCTAAACCATCAAAAGCAATACGTTATATAAAATCATATGGAACAAACTTTGAATTACCACCACCACAAAACCTTCAAGGAATAGGATTCAAACAATAGACAAACAGGGGATAACATTGTATAGTAGAATGGAAAAATTGGTATGGTTATATTTTATCATTCTTATAATTGTAATAGCTTCATTACTAGAAAAGGATTCAATTAATAAATGCCTAACAGACATATTTGTACGGTTGGTCAACTTGTTAATTTTCTAAGACCACTCCAAAGGGATTTAATTGTTAAAGTTGATGAACATGAAATAGAGGTGGTTGATAACAACAATGAAATTGTTGCAGTAATAACACCTCACTATTATAGGATAAAAGAAAATGGCATTTACAGAGGAAGTTCTAAGGAATAGGTTTCAATATCATAAACCTACAGGAAATAAACCTGTACTACATGAGGAAATGAGAAATGCTTGTTTTGACCTAGCTGTATTAATCAATAAAAAATGTCCTGATTGTAGAGAACAAGCAGTAGCAATAACAAAGTTGGAAGAAGTAATGATGTGGGCTAATACTGCTATTACAAGATATCCAGAAACAATTTTAGAAGAGGATAAAAAATGAAAGTACAAGTTGAGGATAATGTGGTTATGATTGAAACTCCTTCTCATGATTACTACTATATGAAAGTGAGAACAGATGATGTTGAACTTACAGCAGTTAAAAACAATAAATCAGAAAACAATGAAGTGCTAGTAGTTAATCAGATTGAGGCAAATAGGATAAGGATTAAGGTGATATGAAATTTGTAGTGTCTATTAATTCTATTGATATTAAAAAGATTTCATTTTCTAATGATAAAATGATAACCATTGATTGCAAACATGATTTTCTAATTATGTTATCTGAAAGAACTTTATCTTTTATTTGTGATGAATATAAAAAAGCAAAAGACAAATCTTACAAATCTGAAACAGATACTCTATAGGAGAAATATAATGGATATAGAACAAATAAGAAAGTATGTAGATAATATACAAAGAAAAGATGGTATCAATTATATGGAAGCAATGTTAATCATTCAATTTGAAATAATGGATTTATTAAAAGATATAAAAGAAGGTGTTGATAAGGCTTACAGATGATCATAATAGAAAACATCCATAAGAAGAAAAGCTATAAAAAGTGTATTGACATATTCATTGGTAGACCATCACCATTAGGCAATCCATTCCCAATCAACAAAGATTGTAATAGATCAGAATGTATTAACAAATATAAAGTCTGGTTAAAACAACAAACAGTAAACCATAAATCAGAAGCTTATAAAGAATTAAGAAGAATCCAAATGCTAGAAGAGAAGAACCCAAACACAGTAATAAGGTTATTATGTTTTTGTAAACCATTACCCTGTCATGGAGATCACTTAGTTTATAAACTTGAAAATAGGATGTTTTTCTAATGAGTACAGATACAGCACCATTCCTTGAAAGAATAAAACATGTTCATAGAATATTAAACCAACTTATTCCAAATGAAGATATTAAAGAATGTGTTGACATTTTAAATAATGTTATCAGAGATATGGAATTTATAAGATCAATTTCTAATCCAAGAGTAATGAGTACCCAATCACATAATTTTATAACAAGAAAGTAACAAAATGAGGTTTGAAATATTTAAATCAAATACAAATAATCAATGGTATTTCAGATTGATAAATTTTGATAAAAAAGCAATAGCTAAATCAGAAGGATATAACAATAAAGAAGATTGTATTAACACTGTATGTGCAATAAGAAATTTTATGTATAAATTCTATATACCAATGGATGAAGTAAAGGAATAACAATGGCAATAACAAATCAAGAATTAAAAAACTTTACAGAATATATTCCAGAAGAAGATTTAAAAGTAACTTTATCAATTGATATTTATAATCACATCAACAGTTCAATAGTATGGTATAAAGAATCTAAACCAAAACATAATCTTAATATCAATACACAAATAGTATATAGTTGGAATGAGATAGATTTAAATTATCCATTAGATTTATTTCTAAAACAAATGAAAGAATGGGAACATGAGTATTGTACAAGCATGAATGGTCTACATTCTTATACCTACTTTGACTATGCTATAAAACAATGGAATAAGAAACTTAAACAATGGGATGAAAAATTAAAAGAGGAAAAGTTATGAGTACAGTTACAATGGATGAATTATTAATAATGATAGAAGCTAAAAACTTTGATGGAATCTTTGTTATGACATCTAATGAAAGTAGTTATAATACAGTAGCATCAATGGAAGAAGATCAGTTAGCAGAAGGTATAGCAATCATGTTAATTAATAATCCTGGTTTAAACCTTAAAGTAGCAAAGAATATTAATAGAATGTTGGATATTATAGGAAAGTTTAGAGAAGATGTGTTGTTGAATCAGAACTGATTGTATCTCTCCTATAGGTAGCCCCTAGCCAGAAATGGTTAGGGGTTTTTTTATGTCCAGAGTTTCACCCTGAGATTAAAAAATGTAATAACAGTTTATATCTTTATTTTTTATAAAAATTTCTCTCGGTAGTGCCTTTCCTATTCTGATATAATTAAAACCTTCGGTATGATATTTGTTATGATATTTGTATAAGGTGTATATATAAGGTGTATATATGTACTACAACAAATAGAATGACTTACATATATCAATGTGATATTTATTAAATCATAAATGTAATTACAAATATAATGATACAAATATAACATGTCTATTACTAACATGCTATTACTAAAGCTACATATACCAGAATAGATATGACATGTCATAACAGATATCATTATAACAATATCAAACTTGCTGTACTTACATATTAAGTGATTAAAGCATTCATATTAAAACCATGAATACTCAAAAGTTATTATCAATGTAAATACAATCACCATATGAATATAAGAAATGATAGAAATATAAAGTTTAAAATTAAGCTGATTAGACCGATTAAAAGCCAAATTGATGTTTTCCTCATAATGTGTCGAGGTATTCCACAAAATTGATTGTAAGGCAAAATAGAAGG